CGGCTTCAGACGTGAGTTCAACAGAAAAAGCAGATTGGCTTGGTTTGGTTATATGACCATTGTCGTCAATACGGAAACGTTCTGTATCATTTGTTTTTATAGCTAAATAATTTGAGCTATGATTGTATTCTATTTGTCCAACATCAAAGTCCGCTGTATCACCTAATTTTAAAATTGATGAATTACTTGTGCCAGCTATAATTGATACTATTGAATTACCACTAGAATTTCTAAATAAGTTATCGCCTCCTTCTGATGTAACACTACCAGCAACAGTCACACCACTAGAATCCATAACAGCTACGTTTGTATCAGAGCCATTTACTTTTGTTTGTAAATAAAGTTTTCCATCTTCTGTGCCATCAGATGCGTCTATCAATTGAGATATTATTTGAGCATACTCTACATCTTCTGAGGCATCATTTTTACCACGAAAAACAATTTTACCTAAAAAATCATTATCAGCAGGAGACGATGAATCTCTTGCAAAAACAATATCAGGTGCAGATCCTGATCCTGCTTCTGTTGTCT